AACGACACCGACCAGCTCATTGGCGGGCAACTGAAGATCAAGCTCAACGTTACGCAGTCGGAGCAATACGGCGAGGGCAACGAAGTGAAGGACTTTGCCACCATCGCTGGCGGGGCAATGCCTGCGGCCAGCAAGCCGGCGGCACCAGCTGCTGGGGCGAAGGCTGCGCCGCCTTGGGCGAAGTGACATAGCGTGACGGGGCGTGACGGGTGTCACGCTCCAATCCAAACCAAATAGGAAACACCATGATTCTCAAATTGACCGAAAAAGAAGTGACCGAGGCCGTGCTGGAGTGGTCCAACAAGCGCATGGACTACGATTTCCAGGAGCACATATTCAACTCGGTGGACTTCAAGTATTCCACCATCCACGGCTGCGAGGTCTCCTGGGTCAAGCCTGTCCAACCCGAGCCCGAGGCCACCTAATGTCTGCAATCCCAATCCCCGACCCGGTGGCCGCGGCCATCGATGCCGCCCACGAACGCCAGGTTGAGCTGCCCAGGTCGCACCTCGGCGCCAGCCAGCTTGGCCACGCCTGTGATCGGTGGCTTTGGCTGTCCTTTCGCTGGGCGGTGCGCGAGCCCTTCCCTGGTCGCATCCTGCGCTTGTTTCGGCGGGGCCGGCTGGAGGAGGCCACCATAGCGGCGGACCTTAAAAGCATTGGGATTGAGATACACAGCACCGAGGGCGAGCAGGCTCGGGTGGACTTCGGCTCGCATGTCAGCGGGAGCCTGGACGGCATCATCGAATCTGGCGTGCCTGGAGCCCCGAAGACCCGGCACATATTTGAGGCCAAGACGCACAGCAAAAAGTCGTTTGACGATCTGGTCAAGCAAGGCGTCGAAAAATCCAAGCCGGTCCATGCTGCCCAGATGCAGGTCTACATGCACGGCACAAACATTGACCGCGCCCTGTACTTTGCAATCTGCAAAGACGATGACCGCATCTACACCGAGCGTTTGCATTACAGCCGCACCGAGGCCGAGCGCTTGATTGCTCGAGGGCATCGCATTGCACTGGCGGACAGGATGCCCGAGCCGCTCAGTAGCAACCCGGCATGGTACGAGTGCAAGTTTTGCGCTGGGCATGATTTTTGCCACGGGAGCAAGAAGACCAAAGAGGTCAATTGCCGAACCTGTGCTCATAGCACGGCGGAGCCAGATTCGACCTGGACCTGCGCAAGATTCGACCGCAGCGTGATTCCGATTGAGACCCAATACACCGGCTGCGACAGCCATGTCTTGCATCCTGACCTAGTGCCTTGGCAGCGGATAGACGGGCCGGATGCTTGGACGGCGGTCTACGTCATTGATGGCGTTGAGGTCGCCAATGGGGAGGGAGATGCGAATGTTTATGCTAGCCGGGAGCTGCTGAATGCTACGTGACTACCAACAGCGCACCATAGACCAGCTTTACGCCTGGTTCGACCGCAACGCCACCGGCAACCCATGCCTGGTGCTGCCCACCGGCTCGGGCAAAAGCCACATCATTGCAGCGTTGTGCAAGCGAGTGCTGCAGGAGTGGCCGGACAGCCAGATTCTGATGTTGACCCACGTCAAGGAATTGATAGAGCAGAACGTGGAGAAGTTGCGCCAGCACTGGCCCGATGTGCCGGTTGGCATCTACAGCGCCAGCATTGGCAAGAAGCAGCTTGGCGAGCCGATTACATTTGCCGGTATCCAGTCAATTCGCAAAAAGGCCGCCCTGCTGGGCCACATTGACCTAGTGCTGGTGGACGAGTGCCACCTGATTGCGCACAAGGACCAAGGTGGCTATCGCTCGCTGTTGGCCGAGCTGCTGGCGATCAACCCACGCCTGCGAGTGGTGGGCCTGACCGCCACACCTTACCGCCTCGGGCACGGAATGATTACCGACGAGCCCGCCATCTTCCGCGAGCTCATCGAGCCCACCAACATCCTCGAACTGGTGCGCCTTGGCCACCTGGCGCCGCTACGCTCCAAGCACACCACCGCCCAGCTGGACACCAGCGAGGTTCACAAGCGCGGCGGCGAGTTCATTGAGGCCGAGTTGCAGGCCGCAGTGGACACCGCAGACCAAAACAATTCTGTTGTGCGCGAGATCATCAAGCTGGCCGGGGATCGCAAGGCGTGGCTGGCATTCTGCTCTGGCGTCCAGCACGCCTGGAACATATGCGACAAGTTGAACGAGCTCGGCATCGTGGCAAATTGCATAACTGGCGCCACTTCCAAAAAAGAACGCGAGCGCATCATTGGCGAATTCAAGGCGGGCCGCATCCGCTGCCTGACGAACGCCAATGTGCTGACAACCGGGTTTGATTACCCGGACATTGACCTGATTGCTATGTTGCGTCCCACCATGTCTCCAGGCCTCTACGTCCAGATGGCGGGCCGGGGTTTGCGACCCAAGAGCCACACCGATCACTGCCTGGTGTTGGACTTCGCGGCGGTGGTGGCAACCCACGGACCCATCACCCACGTCCGACCACCGAACAAAAAGGGCGAGAAGGAGGGCGCCGCGCCGGTAAAGGTGTGCGACAACTGCCAAGAACTATGCGCCCTGGCGGCCCGTGTATGCCCTGCCTGCGGGCATCCGTTTCCCGAGCCTGAAGTTAAGAAACTCAAGCTCCAGAACGACGACATTATGGGATTGGCGGGCAAAGAGATGGAGGTGACCGCCTGGCGCTGGCGCAAGCACGTCAGCCGCGCCAGCGGGCAAGCCATGTTGATGGTCACCTATTACGGTGCGCTTTCCGATGCGCCAGTAAGCGAATACATGCCCGTAAACTATTCAGGCTACTCAGGCGAGATGGCGCGGCGGACTGTGGCAGAGATAGCCTTGGTCGCCGATGTTGCTGTCACCGATTTGTACAACCCGTTGGACGTGGTGGCCGACATTCTTTCCTGCGGCAAGCCGCCAGACATGATTGAGTTCAAGATGGACGGGAAATATCACCGTGTTTTGCAACGAAAATGGAAACTAGATGCGCCACAAAGAGCCTGAAATTGTCACGATCTACAACCAGCTGGTGAAGGCCGGACCACCGCGCTGCTGCCACACTTGCGAGCTTTACGGCACAGACGGCTTGTGTGTAGAGTTTTTCAAAGAGCCGCCGGAGGACTTTGCCGCCACGCCGAATGCCTGCGATAAGTGGGTCATGGACCTGCCCTTCTGATGAAAACAGAACACGAAGAACAACGCGAGCTGGTGCAGTGGATACGCCAGGCCTGCGGCGTGCGAGTCTTTGCAATCCCCAACGGTGGCCTGAGAGGCATCGCCGCCGCCGGACGATTGAAGGCCGAGGGCGTCTCGCCTGGCGTGCCTGACCTGTTTGTCCCAGCCTGGTTGCTCTGGATTGAGATGAAGCGCGAGACTGGCGGCAGCGTCTCGTCAGAACAGCAGAGCTGGCACGACTACCTGCGCAACCTGGGGCACCATGTGATTGTTGGGCGGGGCCAAGAAGATGCTAAAAAAAAGATGGCAAACCTAGGGTTTTTACCTAGGAATTGATGCTTTTTTTTAGGTAATATCCTTCTCACACCAACCCGCAACCGGACCGGAGCCAACATGAACCTTAAAAAACTTGACGAATGCCGCCAGGCCTTTACCGCTGCTGAGGCCGCAGCGTATGACAGTCTTGGGAATGTCATCAACGCCGCCGCCCTGCAAGACTTTAGCCGCGCGTCGGATGCGCTGGCAGATGCCAACTTCAACGCGCCAGCCAAGGCCGACGCCACCGGTCGCCAGTGGCGTTTAGCCGGTTTTGCGGCGCACGCCGAGCTGTGGCGCGCTGACGACGCCAAATTGATGGCGCACGGCTGGGCCGTCTGCGATCCCGGCGATGAGCCGGATCACGCAACGTGGTCCACGACAACCACCGAGGCCATTGCGCGTCAGTGGTTTGCTCAACGTGTGCCTTTCTTTTGAACCACAACCCAGCCCGGCCAACGCCGGGCACCAAGGAGCCCAAATGATCCAAGACACCCTCTTCGCCATAGCCCTAGGGCTTGTTGGCGCCCTCTTTCTCTTCCTGGCCCTGTCATGAACGGCGCCCCACCCTGCCCGTTGGACAGCTTTGAATTCGTCTATGACATAGACGATGTTGACCAGCCGCTGGTTTGCCACCTAAATTACGAAGAAGAATGCCTAGGTTATGGCGACCACCCGGACTACGCCAGCACTATGTCTTTATTTTCAGCGTACATCAAAGACGTTGATATTCTTGGCCTTCTGAGCCCCGACAAAATTGAGGCAATTGAGGATTTGGCCCTCAGTGAGTACGAACGCAACAACGGAGATTACGAAGAATGATTTCTTACCAAAAACACAACGCCAACAGCCTGGCCAAGCGAGTCTTTTTTGACGAGCCTGCCAGCCCGCAACACTTGACGCCAAGGGCTGGTCACATCCATCCCTGCCCGCCTAACCTGAAATGGATGACGCCAGTGCCGAAGGATGCAAAGAAATGACCGAGGAAGACGACATCAACTACTACAGGCGCATGTTTTGGGGCAGCCTATGGTGGTCAGCGGCAATCGTGGTGGCGTTTGCATTGTTTGTCATGCTGGCGTGAGGTGCCCAGAGTGCAACGCGCCCACGGAAGTTTTGGCAACACGCCATCAAACCAACAACACAACCCGCAGGAGATACAAGTGTTACAACCTACATCGATTCTCGACGGAGGAACGACCCGTCGTTTTCCTAGGACGCTCGACGAAGCGTTTGGTTGTGACGGCCATTGCATTACCCACTACCGCAACCGGTGGTCTTGGGTAGCTCGCGCTGCTGCGTTCGTGGTCTGGGTATTAGTTCTTGCATGGGGAGCAACATTGTGGATTTGAGAACACAACTTATTAGAGATGAGGGGGCGGTAGGCCATGCGTATCACGACAGTTTTGGGTTCCTTACTATCGGGGTTGGGCGTCTCATTGATGCTCGGCGTGGTGGGGGTCTTAGTCCTGCTGAAATTGATTTTCTCCTTGCCAATGATATTAGTGAGAAAACTGCTCAGGTTTTAGAAGCCCTGCCTTGGGCGTCTAAGCTGAGTGAGCCTCGCCTAGCTGTCTTGATTAACATGGCGTTTCAGATGGGCGTCAGCGGCCTGCTCCAGTTCAAGCGCACGTTGGGGTCTATTGAGGATGGCCAGTACGGCGAGGCGGCGGTGGAGATGCTGGATAGTCTCTGGGCGCAACAGACGCCGGAGCGTGCGAAGCGTCTGTCCAAGCAGATGGAATCAGGAGAATGGGTATGAGCCTCGACCCCCTTACCGCTGCGCTAGACGCAGGCAAGACCATTCTTGACAAGATCTGGCCTGATGCCGGAGAGATGGAGCGCAGCAAGGTCCAAATGGCGCTAGCTATCTTTGCGGGTCAGGCCGAGATTGTCAAAGCGGAGGCGCAGTCTCAACATTGGCTTGCGGCGTGCTGGCGTCCTATCCTGATGTTGACCTTTGGCGGGCTGATCGTCGCCCGCTGGTTGGGTTGGTCTGCGCCCAACATCTCTGAAGCAGAGATTCTAAAACTGTGGGAGATTGTACAGTTTGGCCTTGGTGGTTATGTCGTCGGGCGTAGCGTTGAGAAGGTTATACCGTCTATTGCAGGAGCGATGAAGAAATGAACGACAACATCAAGCGGCTATGCACCGAGCTACTGCACTACGACGACATGATTTTTGGGTGGGAGGACACAGTAAACCGTGTTGCTGAAGCTATCATAAAAGAAAGCGCAGACGTTGTTGGCGAACGGAATTACTATGTATACGGTGGCGATATTAAAAATATGATTTTTAGGCATTTTGGGATTGAGCCATGAACGAACAAATCAAGAAGCTAGCCGAGCAGGCTGGCATGAACATTAAAACGAACGTGATAGGCGCGGCGTTGGTGTTTGGCACGTTTGAGGGGTATAAGACTTCTCACATTAGTGTCGAGGAGTTAGAGAAGTTTGCCGAGTTGATTGTCAGGGAGTGCGCCGAGTTGAGCACCGGCTATATTGGCAACGTCAAGTTGCTGATCTGTAACCACTTTGGGATTGAGCCAACGTTGGCGAAGGGTAAGAAGGCCAAGCCATGAAATACCGCTGCGCCCAATGTAAACGGTTATACAACAGAGATAGCACAAAAGAATGGATTAAAAGTTATTGTTCAAAAATGAACAAGATGACCCGGCTTATGAAATATAAAGAAATTACAAGGAAACCGTAATATGACTGAAATTGAACGGCAACTAGATTTGCTACTAGGCGATGCGTTGTCCGAAAACGAGCGGCTTAAACGTGCCCTCAAATACCAAGATGATCGAGAAACTTGGATTGGCACGCATGGCCCGGATTGTTGGAGCTATGGCCCCCGGCATTACGACTGCGCCATACAAAAAATAAAGGAGCTACAGAAATGACCGACAACGTAAACAACCCGCCCCATTACACCCAAGGTTCGGTTGAGTGCATCGAAGCGATTCAGTCTGCGCTGACTGAAGAAGAGTTTCGCGGTTACTGCAAGGGTAACGCCATGAAATACATCTGGCGCGAGCGACACAAGGGTGGTGACGAGTCGATCAATAAAGCCCTGTGGTATTTGCAATATATGAACATCGAGCCTTAATGTCAGAAATTAAAGACGATCACCCAAATGTAGCGCGTTGCGCCGCGATTATCAGAAAGTTTCCCAACGGAATACGGTCTAAAGATATTGCGGCAACGCTACGGTTTAGTAGTGACAAAGTAAATAGACTGCTTACCATCAACCGCAGGCTGGGGGTTATAAAACTTTGGGGCGGGCTGTGGGTTGCGCCTGAGTTTTTCGAGGCATTGAGCATAGCTAAGGTGGCCGAGGCTAAGCGGATTAAAAGCATCCGGGAGAAAGAACGTATGCGTTTGAGAAGGCTTAAAGCACATGAGCCACCTTGCACCAACAAACTTCATGCGCCCAACAGCGTATGGCAACTGGCAAACTTCTTATGAGACCCACCAAGCAAGCGATTGACGCCATTCGCGAAGCCTACATGGCAGACGTCATGACGATCAGAGCGCACATCCTGGCGCTCAATGATCCGCATTTAGAAGATGCCTGGGCAGGCATCGAGACGTTTGCCGCCGTGGCGCTGCGGGTAATGGCCAAGACCAACCCGTCTAAACTACGCAGCGAGATGGTGACCGTTGGTATTTCGGCGCTGCTATGAAAATTGCTCCGATATCACTCAAGTTGGCGCAGGAGTATGTGCGCGAGCATCACCGGCACAACAAGCCCCCGATTGGCCACAAGTTCAGTGTTGGCTTGTTTGTCAATGACGTTCTTGTGGGCACGGCAACCGCTGGTCGACCAGTGGCGCGGATGTTGGACGATGGGCTGACGTTGGAAGTGACGCGCACATGCACCGATGGGACGCGCAACGCCAATTCAAAACTGTACGGCGCTATCTGCCGCGCAGCTACTGCGCTTGGCTATGCGAAGTGCGTGACGTACACACAACACGATGAGTCTGGCGCGTCGTTGCGCGGCGCTGGTTGGGCAGTTGCCGCCCAACTTCCGGCCCGAAAGGGTTGGGACGTTCCGAGTCGGAAACGCTCCGACATAGGGTCGGGTGATGTTGCGCGTATCCGCTGGGAGCGGGTGCTATGATTTATCGGCCTTGCCCTCAAGGCGATCAAAGATTTTCTCAAGCATTCCTTTGATCTCTTTGAGGTCTGACCGGTAATCGTCTCGGGTGACGTAGGTTTTGGGTAGCTCAACCGACAGGCTTGTCAGGTCAGACTGGAGCAGCTTGACTGACGTCCACAACTCTCTGGCAAGCCAACCGATTACGACACAGGCCAAGCTCAGGCCGGTGTTGATGAAAGACTGAGAATCCATCAGATCATCCTCGCAAGATACGGAATGGCGCCGCCAGCGCAGGTTGCCAGGGCATCGAACCATTCTACTCCGTGCGTTGGCGTTGAGCCTGCTTTGATAGCGCGTTGGTTGGAGAGCCAATCAATTGCCTCCTTGCCCACTGCGGCCAGCACCACCAAGCCATAGGCAGCGTCAGCGTGCCGGAAGGCAGCAAGCGCGGCTAGGAAGATTAGCGCACCATAGAAAAAATGGTTGGCTTTGTCTTGGGGTAGGGATGGGATCATGGTGGCGGCTGGGTGTAGTTGATGAACTCGTTAATCTTGGTAGTTTTCTTGGCGGCCTGGCGCTTGCCGTACAGATGCTTGGCCACCATTGCCACAGGTACAGGAATTCCTGTTGTTGCGGCCTGTACACCCATTTCTGTCATTGCCGCCAGCATGGTAGACGCCGTGCCAGATGGATTGGTTGTCCCTTGCGGGACAGTCAGCACATCCTTGGCCACATCATTGATTGTGCGGTACTTGTCCGCCAGCTCTTTGCCAAAGATGTAGTCTAGTTTCCCGCTGCGGTCCAGATCGGTGACGATGGAATTCAGCTTGTGCGAGCTGACGTATGGCAGACCATTGATATCCTTAGTGACGCT